AGGATGGTGTCCGTCGAAAGGCCCGTTCCGCGCAAGCGGTTCTGGAATTTAGTGGACGCCTTGATGCGTGTATATACGGGATTGCTCAAGACAACGCGAAGGTTGTCGCGGCTTTCGCCCAGCGCCAAGAGGCGGTCAATCGCGGACTCGACATCGAGACCCACGTCGAACGTCGCGAGATTCGCGGTCGTGTACGCGGTGCCCGAGTTCGTCGAGGTGAACGTCGACGCGTTAAAGATCGCGCTTGAAACGCGGAGTTCGTGCGCAAGGAGCAGCTTGCGGAGGCACAGCTTGGTCGCAACGACTTCGGCGTCGAAGAAGCGCGACACGTCGGCGGCAATCGTATCGTCGACTGCCTCCTCGTAGCCGTACTCCAGCGCGGTGTAGGTCTCCTGCGTGAAGGCGCGCGTGCCGCGAGCGTAGGTCGCATACGGCGAACGGTTCTTCACGTCGCTCTTGAGCAGCTGGCCCTCCTTCAGCTTGAAGGAAGGATACTGGCCGGCGCGAACGGGAACATTGAGAATCGGCATCACGCGGGTACCGATCAGGTTGGACTCCCAGTCCTTGGCCTGTTCGACAACACCGGCGAGATCGCCACGGAAAATTGCAGCAGCGTTCGTATACATGGTGGGTGCTATTAGAGGTTCTTAGCGATGAACTCGATGATCGAGCCATCGGTGCCGGCAGTCGTGAGCGACTTGCCGACGGTGACGGTGCCGGTGGGGCTGACTTGGCCGGACGCGCCGAGATACAGCGTGTCGCCAACAGTCACAGGACCAGTGACCAGCGTACCCTTCTGGGTGCCGGCGTCGTTCAGGAACTTCACGGTAACGTAGTCGCCGGAAGCCGCGTCGATCTGCGCGATGCCGTCAACGCTGCCGGTAGAAGCAGCGAGACCGACACCACCGTTCGTGGAAATGACCACCGCGCGGAAGGCGGTGATCGTAGCATTGGCAAGGAAAGATCCCGTGCCGAAGTATTGGGTGCTCATGGTGGGTTAATTAGAGTTTCACGATTTCGCCACCCTGCACGCGGGTGCGGTAGGCAGCGTACTCGTTCTTATGATTCTGCACGCAGAACGCGATAGCTGCGCTCTTGCTCTTGAGTTCCGTCGCCTTGGCGGCAACCAGCTCCTCGAACTTCTGCGCAGCGGCAGGAGCAGGAGCAGCGGGAGCCTCAGAGGCGATGGCCTTGGTTACCGGAGCGCCAAAGGACTTGGCGAACTCCTTGACAGCAGCGAGACCAGCAGCCTCAGCGGCAAGCTTGATCTCGTCGTTACGGGAGGCCATTGCGACCTCCTTGTCGTCGGGCTTCGGCAGCATCGACTCCAGCTTGGAGAGACGCTCACCCAGGCCCATCATGGCCGACTCAATCATGCCGGCGATGGCTTTCTTGTCTTCGTCGTTCATAGGGGAAAGTTCTTCGGGTTTCATCGAAAACAGCCCGTCGGCATTTGCCGCGGGTTCGCTGACCAGATCGCAAGAGTAGATTTCCGAGCAGCGTTGAAGGACCGTTTTCTTGTCGTTCGCAAGTTCGGTCGGACCGCTAAAGGCGATGGACATTCCGAACGTGTCCGGAATCTTTTCGGCAATCTCGAAAATGTACGCGCGGTGCGGAGTGTTTTGCAGAACGTGGAAGTTCGCGATCAGCTTGTTGCCGGCGATGCGAAAGTCGGTCAGGTATCCGACGATGTCGGCAGCACCGCCGCCGTGGTCCATCTTTACCTTGAGGCCGCCGGAGTAGGTTTCGGCCTGCGCCTTGACCTGCTCAATCGTCGTGGCGTCGATATTTACACCGTGGCCTAGTGCTCGGCCTTCGGTGATGACGGCAACGTCGTGAATGACTCCGGTCGATTCGTCGATCTGCCCGACAAAGCCACGGGCAAAGTAGGAGGGGCACACTTCGGTCATCACAATTACCGCAAGCGTAAAATCACAGACCGTCGTTGTCCTTCTTATCCAAGCCGTTGACCTTCTTGTGTAGCCAGATCATCGACAGAACAGAGACGCCGATGGAGGCGACACCAGACAAAATGGCGATGACCACCTGTATGTTTTGCAGGCTGATGATAGTTCCGATCCATGCGCCGGCATTGGCGAAGAACAGTTTAGCTCCGGCGTGATCGTTCATTTGCGAGGCTGGGAAATCTGAGTGGTCATGCGCGAACCGAACCACCACGCGACCGAGGTGCCGGCGAGCATTTGAAAGGACTGGAGTGCGTTGGCCTTCACGGCCTCGTCGTTGATGAGCAGAACAGCGAAGAACGCACCAACGACCAGAAAGGCGGTAAGAGCCGGACGGGTGACCGCGCGCACGTTAGCCGCCCAGGGAGCGACCTTTTCGGTCATATCCGCGGCGCTGGCGGTCTGCGATGCGCTGAATGCTTGCCACGCAGCGACGGCCTCGGCGCTGGCAAACTGCTTGTCCATCAGGTCCAGCTGGAACTGGTTATCCAGCTTCTTCTCGCGCAGTCGCATCCAGGTCGTCGCGAGGCTGCCGACCATGCCGAACAGACCGCCGCTGCCAGCGTTAAAAAGCAGTTCCGTGAACCAACTCATCAAAAAAGGCGCTGGCGTTAAACGGGAACGCTCGGCCAATTAACATCGAACGGGAATCCGGCCTGATCCGGTACGTCGCGCAGTGCCTGTCGATAGTTTGCCCAAGCGTTCTTTGCGACGTTGTCTAGCGGCGTGTCGTCGACTTGCGTCCAATCAGTGCGCTGAAGCAAGCGGTCGCGTTCAGCGCGGACGATGCGGCCTTGCTCCTCAGCCTTTGCAGCGGCTTCCTCTGGCGTTAGCTGACTGACGATGTAGTTCTGCGTCCAGACGCCGTTGACGAGCAGTGCCGGTCCTTCGTCGCGGCGCTGCGTGGTCAGATTAAAGTAGGGCGGCGTGACGATCTTGAGCTTAGTGACGCCGAACTTCTCGGCCTGCTCCGGCGTGAGCTTGCGAGCGAAGCAGAAGTTATCTTCATCCCACCGCGTCGGCTCAATGTCGTTGATGTGGCGAATGAAAGTGTCGCGGTTGGATTGGACGTAGCGGAGCATTATTTTGATTCCTTCTCTTTCACTGCACGCTTGGCCGTCGTGCGGATGACGGCTGCGTCGTATGCCTGTTGATCGTCAATCTGCGAGCGAAGTGCGGCCATGATGGACTCGACCTTCTTCATCTGACCTAGCGTGGAAGCGAGGCGCTGCGCCACGTCGACCTTGAACGCTTCCTCGTCGTCGTCGGTATTTGCCAGCAGGTGCTCAAAGTTGGCGCGGTCGAAGTCGTAGTGAAAATACTCCACCTCGCGGGCGTAAATGGCTTCCGCGATGGTGTCGTACTTGTAGGAGCTGGTCAGTTGTGTGTAGCTCATGCTAGGGATTTGTTGTGAATGCGACACCATTCCCAGTGCTTGCTGGCACCGTTCCCGGGTCGGTGAATTTTGTGCCAAAGCCAGAACCGCTCCATGGGTACGCGGTAACGTGTGGCGTTGTTGTGTGCCCGACAGCGATGGCGTCTCCTGCTGGACTAAATGCTACACTACGCCCGCTTCCTGCTGGCAACGTTGCCGGGTCGGTGAATTTTGTGCCAAAGCCAGAACCGCTCCATGGGTACGCGTTGACGAATGGCGTAACATCGTCCGCGACAGCGATGGCGTCTCCTGCTGGACTAAATGCTACACTACGCCCGGTTCCTGCTGGCAACGTTGCCGGGTCGGTGAATTTTGTGCCAAAGCCAGAACCGCTCCATGGGTACGCGGTGACGATTGGAGTCGTACCGTGCGCGACAGCGATGGCGTCTCCTACTGGACTAAATGCTACACCATTCCCAGTGCTTCCTGGCACCGTTGCTGGGTTGGTGAATTTTGTGCCAAAGCCAGAACTGCTCCATGGGTACGCGGTAACGAATGGCGATGTTGTGTGCGCGACAGCGATGGCGTCTCCTGCTGGACTAAATGCTACACCATTCCCTTGTCCTGCTGGCACCGTTGACGGGTCGGTGAATTTTGTGCCAAAGCCAGAACTGCTCCATGGGTACGCGGTGACGAATGGAGTCGAAGAGTGCGCGACAGCGATGGCGTCTCCTGCTGGACTAAATGCTACACTACGCCCGGTTCCTGCTGGCAACGTTGCCGGGTCGGTGAATTTTGTGCCAAAGCCAGAACTGCTCCATGGGTACGCGGTAACGAATGGCGATGTTGTGTGCGCGACAGCGATGGCGTCTCCTACTGGACTAAATGCTACACCATTCCCAGTGCTTCCTGGCAACGTTGCTGGGTTGGTGAATTTTGTGCCAAAGCCAGAACTGCTCCATGGGTACGCGGTAACGAATGGCGATGTTGTGTGCGCGACAGCAAGTGAAGATTCATAACCAAATTGAAATAAGTAGTTAGCCGCCCATTTTGTTGAGCCGACTTTTATCGCCATTAGAGAATTGTTTTGTGCTACATTAGCGGTTCCGGTCAATCCATTGCCTAATGTGAGCGTGTCTGAATTAATTTTTACACGGATTCCAGGTGCATTTTTTTCGACCGTAAAAAGAATTACAGTCCCAATTGGAAATGCGACACTGCTATTGGCTGGAATAGTGAACGACCGAATAGCCGTATCCGACGCCGGCTGGAAAATGTGCTTTCCAGCGTCGCTCAGAACAAGCGTGTAGTCGGCCGATTGGCTGTTTTGCGGGAAACTGACGGCACCACCAGCAGCTGCCGCACTTGTCCACGTCGTTCCGTTGCTAGTTAGCACATTGCCCGATGTTCCAGGCGCAACGGTCGTGAATGCACTTGTGTCGTTGCCCAGAATGACGTGATTGGCCGTGACGCTCGCCAATCCAGTTCCGCCATTCGCTACCGGCAGCGTCCCAGTCACCGACGCCGTCAGCGAAACATTGCTGACCACGATAGGAACATTTGAGGCCGCCGTGATGCGTCCTTTTGCGTCAACCGTGATTGAGGCAACCGAGCTTGCTGATCCGTAGTTACCTGCCGTGACGCTCGTATCAGTCAGCGCGAAGTACAGCGTGCCAGTCGTCGTGATTGGACCGCCAGTGACTGAGATGTCGGCGCTGCCTTGCGCGGTCACGCTGGTCACCGTGCCGGTGTACTGATCGGCCGAGTTGATCGTGAAGTTCGGATACGTTCCGGTCACGCTTGTCGTGCCCGTGCCCGTCAGTACAACGGTCTGATCGGGTGCCGTATTGATGACCTCGATTGCACCGCTACTCGTGATGGGACCGCCCGAGATCGAGATTCCCGTTCCTGCGGTGAGTGAAACGCTCGTGACGGTTCCAACGTATTGGTCAGCCGACGAGATCGTGAAATTCGGATAAGTGCCAGTGATCGTAGTCGTTCCGCCCTGCGCTAGCACAACAGTCTGATCCGGCGCGGTGTTGGTCACCTCGATTGTGCCGCTTGACGTAACTGGACCGCCAGAAATAGAGATGCCAGTTCCGGCGGTCAGCGACACGCTCGTCACAGTGCCGACGTACTGGTCAGCCGACGAGATGGTGAAGTTCGGATACGTCCCAGTGATCGTCGTGGTTCCGCCTTGCGTGAGCACCACCGTCTGGTCTGGCGCGGTATTCGTCACCTCGATGGTGCCGCTGGAAGTAATCGGCCCACCAGAAATCGAGATGCCCGTGCCAGCCGTGAGCGCCACACTCGTGACCGTGCCGCCAACATCTAGCGACGACAGAGTGCCGCCAGTGTAGGTCAGTCCAGTGCCAATCGTAACAGACGAGAAGCCACCAGAACCGTTGCCGGCCAGAATCGCCGTTCCAGTCGTGGCAGGTGCAAAGTACGTTGTGGACTCAAACGCAGCGCTGCCCAAGCCCGACACTTGACCAGCGGTTATGGCAATCGGTACAGCCGCGGCAGCCGTCAGTCGTCCCTTTGCGTCCACCGTAAACGATGCAACGCTGCCAGCCGTACCATAGCTGCCAGCCGTTACGCTCGTATCGCTAAGTGAGAAGTACAGCGTGCCGCTGGTCGTGATCGGTCCACCAGTGACCGAGATGTCAGCGCTGCCTTGCGCAGTGACGCTAGTCACCGTTCCGGTGAACTGATCCGCACTTGAGATGGTAAAGTTCGGATAGGTGCCCGTGATGGTCGTAGTACCGCCTTGCGTGAGAACGACGGTCTGATCCGGTGCCGTGTTCGTGACCTCGATGGTCCCGCTAGTCGTAATCGGTCCACCGCTGATGGAGATTCCAGTTCCAGCAGTTAGCGCAACGCTGGTCACGGTGCCGCCACCGCCTCCACCCGTTGCAGCCAGCGTGCCGGCGCTGAACGTCAGGCCAGTGCCAACCGTTACCGACGCAAAGCCACCGCTGCCGTTGCCGTACAGAATCGACGTTCCAACCGTCGCCGGAGCAAAGTAAGTGGTCGACTCAAGCGCTGCACTGCCTAGGCCAAGTGCCGTGCGAGCCGCACTGGCGTTGTAGTTTTCCCAGCGCGACTGAGCACCGTCATAGACTAGGAAGTCATTATTCGTTACGCTGGTAATCTGAACATTGCTATCGGTCTCTCCCAGCGCCGAGCCGTGCGTTACACGCACCAGCAATTCTCCCACCGTCGAAGACACAACGACAACTGCCGCAACTTCCACGCGAGGATTCGGAGCGGTCGGAATGTTCTTCGTCAGTCCGCCGGCAACTGATGGATCGTAATACAGAATATCTCCGGAAACCCAGTTCTCCGCACCGCCGGTTGTATTGATTCCGCGGACAAAACCAAATGCTAACACCGCAACCCAGTCATTGAGCGATCCGCTTTCGGCCGCGATGCCGATGACGTAGTTCCCTTGGTTGGGTTGCAAGCCCGTAGCCGGCGCACCTTGGATCTTTCCAGACGTGCCGACAACGCCTGAGAACATCACCACCTGACCGACCGTAATGGCCGACGATGCTTTAACTCGGTAGTAGTTCGTCTGACCGACGTTCTGCGTGACGACGCCGCCCTTGAGAGCAATCGCCAACGTACCAGCACCGTCGTCGTCGTTCCAGTAGATGCGCCCAGGCGTCGGCGAAACCGTTGCCAGCGTGTCGAAGTCAACGTAGTCCAGCGTCGTCACGACGCCCTGCTCGCCAAAGATCGACTTGACCACGCCATCCGAGATCTGACCAGTCGTGATGCTGATGGTCGCATCAGCCGCCGCGGTGAGCCGTCCCTGCCCATCGACCGTGAACGTGCCGACCTTAGAAGACGACCCATAGCTGCCAGCGGTTACGGCCGTACTTGCCAGCGCCAGAGTAAAGGTGCCGCTGGTCGTGATCGGACTGCCTCCGACCGTGATCGCGCTATCTCCCGTGGCTGCGACCCTCGTGACCGTACCGCCGCCGCCTCCACCACCAGTGGCTGCAATCGTGATATTGCCGGCGCTGTTCGTGATCGTGACGTTCGATCCAGCCGTCAACGTGTTCAGCTGGAAATCTCCGCCGTTACCGATGAGCAACTGACCAGCCGCCGGCGTGCCCGTCAGATCCGTCAGCGAGTTAATATTCGAACCACCGCCGCCAGCACCGCGTGCAGCCAGGAGCGTCCAGTCCTTTGCTGACCGGCTCGGCTTCTCCCGCGTCGCACGGTTCGCAATGTAGGAATCACCGTTAATCGAAACGACATCGAGCGTCTCATATTCGCCGGCCTTCCACTTGCCGAGCGGCGTGAGCGTTTGCGGCGCGGCAAACTCCTCGCGCGCCTTGATCTGCTCATCCAGAATCCGCGTGACCGTCTCCGGCAGTTCAGCGGTAGCCAAAAGGATTCGCTGCTCCGCAACCTCCAGCAGCTGCGCGTTCTTCTCGCGCTCTGCCATCAGCGCAGAATACTTGGCGCCAGCCGACAACTCAAGACGCGCCAACAGATCCGATACGCGCGCTGAGATTTTAGACTCCAACGCATTGACCTCGTTGGCGACAACCTGATTTGAAATTTGCGCCAACTCCTCGCGCAGCTGCGGTTCTACGTCTTCAAGCGCAATTACAACTTCGTCACGCAACTGCTTCCGGATCTCCGGAAGTTCCTTTAAAATGCGCGCAATCTCGCCGCGCTGTTCGATTGCCAGCTCGATGAGATGGTCGATCTGCTTTTGCGTGTCCATGTTTAGGCGTTCGGATTAAGTTGACGCTGACAAACGGCATACCGCTGGGACTCATCGGGAAACTCTCCAACCATCATCGCATCACCCATGCACCGTTTCAAAAAGTCTTCACCTGATTCTGTGCCAGCAGGAGAAGGCAGAACAAATTCCTTTTTCCTTTGTTCTAGTTCGCGACGATAGGCTGCGATTGAACCGAGCCAATCGTTTGATGGCATCTTTCGCGCGGCAAAGTCGGCTTCTACTTCCGAAGAAAACTCAATCTTATTCTGCGCATTAGATGCTTGCCGCTTGTTCAGTCGCTCGACGATAGCGTTGGCCCACGTCTGGCCGGCGTCACCGCCCCAGCCGTTCCAAGCCTGCCACCCCTTCCCCTGCTGGTCCCAGGTCGCGCCCTTCTTGTCGACTTCGTGGCGGTCAAAGTACGCCTTCATGCGGCGCACCGTGTCCTCGGAGAGCGCACGCTTGTTAATGATGTCTCGCGCGCGAGCGATGCCCACCGAGGTCATGCCGCGCTGGCTGGCCGGCTTAGACTCGCGGACCTCCAGCGCGCGTTTGGCGTTGGCGACCATTGAATCGTTCGGAACGTAACCATCCTCGGCAAAGTCGATAACGATGCGGTTGTCGGATAGCTCGGCATCATTCGGAGGCGGCGCATCTTGTGCCGGCTGCTTCTGCGTAGCATTGACGGCATCAATTGCCGTCTGCGTGACGTTATCACCAAGAGCGGCAGCCATCGCCGGATTCGCCGGCAGCTGCTGGGTAACCATGCGAATTGAGGTTTCGGGCACGTTGTAGCGCTGCGCCAGTTCGGACACAAACGATGCCTCAATCGCGATCTGCTCCAAGCGCCCGAAAGCATCGGTGCCCTCCTCGGCTGCGATCTCCTGCAACGACTTCGCGCCCTGCCGGTTCTCGTTCAGGTTAGCCGCGGACTCGCGCCCGATGTCAATCGTGAGCTTAGCCGGGAATCGCCACTCACCACGCGTCGCACGCTTCATCGCCTGCACCACCGTCTCGCCATCGCGGCGCGGAGGAGCCGGAATTAGGTCACGCGCAATCGCGTCGATGATGACTTGGTTCTTGATCGGATCGAGCACCTTGTCCTGCAAGATCCCCTGATGGCGCGTAAACACGCGGTCGGCCGCGGCAAAGTCTGCACGCACGCTCGGCCCCTTGTAGTTCTGCGTACCGAACAGAACGCCCTCGGGAATGCCGACGCCAATTGCGATCTCGTGCATCAGGTGCTGCACGAATCCTTCGAACGCAGCACTAGGCCGCGACGGCATCACCTCGATCTTGTCGGCCGTTCCGAAGTAACGAATCTGCCCTATTTGCGACTCCTCGTTTTTCTGCGTTTGCCCGTTCGCGAGCGTTTGCGCCGGATTAGGCGTAAACAGGTTTCGTGGGTTGGCAGTTCCTCGGTCGGAAAATACGAGGGCGGCTTGCTGACTAGCAAAGCGGACGCCAACCTTTTCAGCTTCGAGAATCTCGTATAGCATCCGAGCCGTGCGGATCGCAGCATGGAAGTCAGTGATTCCACGGTATTGGTCCACGCGGAACGGATCAAAGTAATGACAGAAAAACTGAGCTTCGATGTCTTCTGGATCATAATAGACTCCCTCGCGCGTCACGCGGAAGATGCGATAGGCAACGGGCCGACCGAACTCATTCGTGAACACTCCTTGGAAATAGTTGTTCGGCTCTGAGCCGAGCATATTCGGATTGCCGATGCGCGTTCCAGGCACCAGCTGAATCTTCAGTTCGCCATCGACGCG